GCTTCAGGCGTCATCTGGTCCCCCCAAATCCTGCTCAAAGATGTCAAGCGGAGGCTGCTCCACTCCCGCGTCGAAATCGGGGTCTTTTTCTCTTGCTGCACTTTCAATCACCACTCCAGTGTCCGCATCGATCAAGGCAGTGGGTGGAGGCCCACCATACAGCTTTTTAAGCTCATCAAGCTTGCGCTGTACCTCTTCCTTGCTCATGCTGTCAATCGTGCCATGGCGGATCTCTTTGCGCTCCACATAGATTGTCCCCAAGGCTTGGCCCCTACGATACTCTGCTTGGACTGCTGCAGCAAATGCACCGGCATCCAATGCTTTATCGCGAATGGTCTGCAAATCGCGCATGTGGCGCTCGTAAGACGTGTTGTACTTGGATGCCAACTCAGCACGATAGGCCTGAATGGCCGCTACAACGTGCGGATTGATGTCAGGGTGGGTAAGCTTCCAAGCCATGACAGAAGCGCTGGTGGCCTTGTATCCGGCCCTTATGGCTGCCTCTTTCATGGTCACCCGTCCGTCACCACTCACAAGCTCGGTAACAAAGGTCCATTCCTTAGGCGTCAGCTTCCTGCGCTGCTGCCGCAGCGGAGCCACTTCTGTGGTCATGCGTTTGCGCGCCTTGTCAGGCATAACCGGTGGAACGTTGTAGACGTCTTTCTTGGCCATTAGCTGATTCTCCACAAGCGCCAACCATTGTCCACCTTGCGCAGCGTGAATACCCATTTGGGCTGATGCACACGTGTGAAGCGAAGGGCAGCCACACGACAACTCTCTGCTTGCTTGCGCACGCCAAACAGGATGCTGTCGCCTGCTTCCATATCCCCAAAAGGATATTTGGATCGATTGGTTGGCAGGGCTATTCCCTGATCAATGTGTACCATGCTTAACTCCCGTAAAAGAACTACCACGAGTATATCGCGTGTCGTCCCAAGAGTCAACCAACAAAAGCAATCAGGGCTCCCTATAGAACTTTTGGAGGGTGTAGTGTGTTTTTATTTTTTCACTTTTCATCTCGCGGAGCCCCCCTAGAAATATTACATTGAATCTCCAGACGTAATTTGCCGAATGCTCGTAACGTATTGATTTCATTCAGTTCTTACACCATTACGTCTATTACGCCAAATCTCACAAAAATAAAAAAAAAAACATACCTTACCCCTAAAAGGTCTATAGCACCTAAACCTTAGTATTACTTTTTGAGCCATTTTCGCCCCTTTTGACCCTCGGTCCTTGGTCCTCGCACCCCAACCCAAATCACACTGTATGTCCACCCAGTCCCATAATGCAGCACACTAAAACCCCAAAACCAAGGGAAAACCCCTACGATTTAGTACCTTTCCCGTAATTGACATAACTAGCGTATGGTCTGATAATAACCACGTCCACTTAGATAAAAGGTGGACAAACTTCATTAACACAGAAAGGATAGTGACATGACTAAAAAGCCGGACGATACGGATAAAGACATTGGACAAATCATGGACGATGCGCAGACTTTGCTTAACTTTTGCGCAACTACTTTTGCCAAACCATCGGAGGCGTGGTTCGCGTGCCTTGTCTCCTCAGCCATTTTGACAGCAGAATTAAACGTGCCCTTGGAGAAGTTTTTGGAGGGTTTTGAGCATGCCTACAACGATGCGATGAAGGCCAAGAAAGATATGGGAGCTTCTTATGATCACTAATGCGCACGATTACATCCCTGTTGATCGGATTGATCAGCGGTTGACGCCCTACAACACGGGGAAGGTGCAGATTGGTTTGTTGTATCAGCCCAAGCCTCCTGAGATGACGCAATCGGAGGAGCTTGTTCAGGCGGCTTTGATGGGATGGTCCTCGATCCATCGTCCTGTGCCCTTGTGGCCTGTGACGTTGGGTTCAATCATTGTGGGTCTTTTAATAATTTTGACTGTGGGGTAACCATGTACGAATTCTTGTATGAGTGTGACGAACTTGGATTGGCGCTTAAGTGCTTTTTTGAGTATGAGCCGGCGGAAGTTGGGTCGGTGGAGCCCATGTCTGGTTTGAAACTGGAGCCGGACTATCCGGAGGTGTGGACTCTTGTTTCTGTGTTCTTGCCTAACAGTGATGTGGACTTGAGCGGGGTTTTGCATCCGGATGTGATTTTTCGGATTGAGCAGGACGCACCTATTTATTTTGAAGAGATGAGGAACGTTGTATGAATGCAGAACGCGAGTTAGAGATCCTGCGGCCATATGTTGCCGCATGCGGTGAGTTTGTTACCAAGAATGCTGCATTGGAAAAACATTTGAAGGCAATAGATCGTCTGCTGCTTGAAGTGCTGATGGGTGACATTGATCCCATGCAGGCCATGATCAATCGTCAGAAGATAAAGGACGAATTTGATGAGCAATCTTGAAGACTACAAACCGCAGGTGGACCGGCCCAACTGCCACAAGTGCGTGAACCGTGATCCTTTGCCCATGACGCACCACATCCAATGCTTGGAGCCCAAGGCTTTGATCTCTGGCAATGCACGTGCTGCGCAAAAGGGTTGGTTCCATTGGCCGTGGAACTTTGACCCTATTTGGTTGGAAGAGTGCAGCAAGTATGAGGAGAAGACTGATGAGAGTCCGAAAGGTAAGGAATGAGGACAGGGTAGGCAAGATGACTTTGTCGGCCACTGAAGTAGCGCTTGCAAAGAAGATAGGTATATCGGTTGAAAAGTATGCCAAAAACTGCCTTATCTTGATTGCCAAGAAACGTAGATGGAAATGGTTTTTTAAGGAGAACAAATGAGTTATATCGTGGCATCACTGCCGCCCTTGAAGTGTTTTGTAAAACGTGAGTTTCTGTATAACGATCACAAAGGCCATGGCGAGTTGGAGCCGGCAGTGTGGGTTAGTTTGAAGGCGCTGCGCGGTCAGGTATTCAGGATTGAATCCCTGCTGCCGCACTACGGGGCGCTGTACGACAAGCTGCCGATCCATGCTTATGTGTGGCACGCGGACCATGGTAATTTGCCCATTGACACCCTGCAGTTATGGGATTGCATGGGCTATCAATTTACCATCATTGAAAAGATTGGCCTGCGTAACCTTGGTGTGAAGTTCCTTGGCAAAGATAAGGAATGGCATTTCGGGCGCTACTTGTTCACTGTGGACTTCTGTGCTGATGGCATGGACTTGGACACAGGGTTCACAGAAACGGCCGAGGAGCACAAGAGCTTTAACTTTATGGCCTTGGACAACGGGCAGTTTGCCTGTCAGCCCAATAACCGGTGCCTCTGGTATGACCAGAGTCTTGTTCCTGCTGATACGAAGTTTCCTGACTTCCAAGCAGCGCAGAGGTTGTGGACTGTGGACGGCACGCGTAAGTGGTCCGCGGGCGACGATTGGTTTTACAACATTGAGGAGAAGAAATCTTGATGGAGCTATATCGATTAGAAAGATGGATTGAACGAGCGGTGTGGAAAAACCTAGCAATTGAAACGTTTGAGCAGCGCGGTGATTGCCGCCTTGTTTACTACGCCTTGTTTAGGTGCAGAGAACTATATGGAGACACAAATGACTAATGAAGACAGATTGGACGCACTTGCGATGGAGGCCATGGCGGCGGCAATTGTGAGTGGCGGCATACGTAACGCATACACCATAGCACTGGATTCTTATATCCTTGCCACCGAGATGCTCAAGAGAAGGCAATTGATCCTTGAGGCGCGGGTCATAGGCAAGTCTTCTCAATTCATTGAAGAGCTTGAGCTTACTGTGCGGACAAGCAACTGTTTAAAAGAGGCAAAAATCTATACGGTAGGCCAGTTGGAGCAGTGGACTAGGGATGAACTTTTGAGGTTGCCCAATTTAGGCAGGAAGAGTTTGAAAGAAGTTGAGGAGCAATTGGAAAAGATGGGTCTGAAGTTGAGGGTCCCAACATTAAAGGAACTGGTATGAAAGAACTAAGCATATGGGAGAAGGCCATGGGTTGGCGTAAGCGCCAGATGGTCATTGAGCAGCTTGAAGAAGATCCGTGGGTCTCGTCTGCACAGCGTAACTTGGTCCTTGAAGAGGTGGCCAAGGAAATTGAGAAGATGAAGGCTTTCGGGCCAGATACGATAGGCAGTTTTGCCGTCTATATCAGGAATATGAAAACGTGAGTTTCACAAAGCAACATTTACGGCTGGGTAGCACACAACACGTGCATCAATTACAACTTTGTAATAAGTGCGAAGAGATGAGACCACCGGAGGGTGGAATTCAAATGAGTGCAGCAAGATGGATTTGCGCTTGCTGTTGGACAAAACGAGTAACAACAGGGAATTTAATACAACATGCCAAGGCCAAAACCACCCGAGCCACTGATCGGAAGACAAGTGAGGATGTCTGACAGACAGTGGATGATTTTTAACCAACTAGGAGGTGCTGAATGGCTGCGCAAGCAGTTAGAAAAAAAAGCACCAATGCCAAAGAAATATTATGAAGTCTTTAACAATTCAAAAGAAGCTGCAGCCCCAAGAGCAGCCCCCAAAACCTTTGAGCCAAGAACAACTGATGGCGTGGTGGCCTTTCACGAGACTTGACCCAAAGTTATTTCCTAAACCAACCCAGCGCGATTTATCGCAATATGAAGAAAGTCTAATATGAAAGCAACTAAACGTAAGAATACAAAAACCGCACGCGCACGCTCATTTATGCAGAGTAATCCTGCTGCAGCGCCAAATGAGGTAGCAGTGCGGTTTGGCCTGACCAAGCAATCCATCTATGTTCTGCGCAACACAATGAAGAAGAAAGGCTTTGTGTTTCCCAAGAGGTCTGAGCAGTTGGCCACGCTTGCTCCTGCAGGCCGTGCCCTAACAGAACAGCAACAAATGATTGCTGACAAGTTGGGAATTGATCCTGTGCAATACGCTCAGGCGGTCGAGGGCCTAGACATGATGAGGAAGCAATTGGGGGACAAAGCACCTAAACGTTTTATTCTTACCCGCGAAGAAGTGGAGTATGCAAACAAACTAGGAATTTCCTTGGATAAGTTTGGGGAGGAGTTAGAGAAGATGCGGGAAGAAAAAGATTCCCAAGAGCTTGAGCAAACGGGAATTGAAATGTACGAAGACGCAGTAGACGCAACCCTTGACGCTCGGGCCGTGGACTACGGCAAGTTCATCGAGGGCGCTGAAGTCATGCAGATGTTGAAACGTGTTGTACTGAATGCTTTGAACAATCGTGACAAGGTGTTGGCACATGATCAGGCGGAGTCCTTGGACATGATCATCCACAAGATTGGCCGCATCATCAACGGCAATCCTGATGTGGTTGACCACTGGCTAGATATTGCCGGCTACGCGCAGTTGGTAGCGGACCGCCTTAACGGCCGCATCCGCTGATTACTTTGCTTCTCCCCAGCTTGGTCCGATTTCCACATCGCACCGACTGGGGATTTGCATGTTGACGCACGTT